ATCTTTTCAGATAATAAATATGTATTTTGGAGACTTGCTTGTGATGTATTGTCTAGCAAAACAAAATTAGTTAATGACTCAGAAATTAAATATAAAAGGAACTCTATTAGAGTTCCTTGCTACGAACATGAATTACTTTTCATGGATTTTAACACTAAGAAAAAAGCTTTGGATCATTGTAAAAAATTAATTGAACAAGGTTTTTATGAGAAAAAAATACAATTTGCTCATAGACGATTATTTAAAAATAAAAACTTACGCATTGAGAAATGGATTAAGTACAAAGCAAATAATGATGTTTTGCCTAGTACAAAAATAGAAAAAATAGGAGAGTTTAAGGTGGCTCAATAATGAGCCATCTAACTAGAAAGAAAAATATGAAAAATATTATTATTAATTTTAATTCAAAAGAAGTGGTTGATTTAATTATTGCACTTAATAATTATAATACCATTAAAGAAAAAACTAAGGACTTACAGGCTATTAATTCTGTAAATACAATTTTAACTAAAATAAAAAATGTTTCTCAATATAGATTGAATAAACGAAACAAGGTGGCTCAATAAAGAGCCGCCTCAAACATAGAGGAGGAAGAAATGAAAATTAAATTTAGCAGGATAAACCCGCACAGACCACAATTTACTAAACATCGTAAAAATAAAGGTCAATTTAAAAGAAAGAAAAAAAATCATTTTACCGCAGCAAGTAAAGTAATTGTTTCTTCAGGTAAAACTATAGTTATAAATTAGAAAGGATATAAATGGCACGTACACCAGGAACACCTAATAGTATTTGGTCTAAAAGAAAAGATAATCCTGAGGCACAATATACTCAACGAAAATGCCTCAACTGTTGCACAAAATTTGACAGTTGGGGAGCAGGAAATAGGATTTGCAATAAATGCAAAAGTTCTGATATTTATAGGAACTATCAGAACACAACAACCATAAGGATTAGATAGGAGGCATTATGATAGTTAAGCCACAGTTAAGCGTTATTAATAATAATATTGATATGGTTTCTACGATTGTCGGTAATGAAACTTATTTTATTTCCGTAGAAAAAGAGAAAGAACTTATTGAGAAAGCCTACGAATATAAAAAATCGTTGAGTAGAAAAAATCCTATTCCACGAAATTATTTGTATGGTCTTTGGGTAAATATTTATCAAGACTCGGGATATGATTTTTATTTAGAGCCAATACAAATGAAACTGTTTGAGTCTAAATGGAAAAGAGCAATAAGTAATTTTTTTAGAAAAACACCTAATAAGAGAGGAGGTAAAAATGGTTATGACAAAATTAAGAATGTTTAAAAATCAAAAGAAAAAAGCACCACCAACTCACATTGCTCAAATGATTACGATTAAGACTAGAAAAAATTTGGATGCAATGTGTGAAAAAACTAAACTATCGCGCCCTATGCAATTAGAAAAAATTGTGCAGGACGCGTTATTTGCTGCAGGAATTTCTTTTACTCTATAAAAAATGTTGGATTTTCTTTAAGGGGCTTTAAAATTTTATCTAAAGCCTCTTTCCCCTCTGCTAAAATATCTTGCCATTCCTCTTTAGTAAGAACTCTATCATGTTCAGGGTCATAAAATTTAAGAGATACATCACCACATTTAGGACATTGGTGTATTTTGCGCACAGGACTATTAGGTAATAACATAACCTTGCCTTTTTTAATATTTAGGCGAATTATAAGTAATTTTTTCTAAATAAACAATAAATAATTACATAACCCAAGTAATAATGGCGTGTCTATCACCATTTGAAACAGGAGTAATGGCGTGAGGAAAACAGAAATTACTTGGAAAAACAACAGCCGAACAAGATTTTTTAGTCACTATATACTCACCCTCAAAAAAACTAAAATCGCCTCCATTATAATTATCATTTAAAATTAAAGAACAAGTAAGAATGCGGGGTTGTTTAGCGTGTGAAAAATCTACATGTTCTTTATATTCCTGTGATTTAGACCCTAAATATAAAACATGATCCCAGCCTGTTGTGTCTCCTTTAACGGAGTCAAAAAAACGAAACTCTTTAATATATAATTTAAATACTTTCATAAAAATGTTACTAATTTCTGAATTAAACAAAGGGTCTAATTTTTTAATCAAACAGTTACGATGGGAATTAATTTTACCACCACCTGTAGTAGCCTGATTAAAAGATAAATCTTGTTGAGAAATAATTCTCGTAGCCAACTCAATGGGAACTGCATTTTTATATTCTTTAATATAGTTTTTAGTAAATTTATATTTCACTTCTTTTTTAAGTCTTTTTCGATTTTGTATTTTTTAAATCCATCGGGGTCAAGCAATGGCCCGTGATAGTATGTACGGCGACCGTCACCTTCGTCCCACGATTGGGTAAAATTTTTATTTTCTTTAACCTCCCCTTGAGAGTTACAGACCCAACACTGTTCCACAATTTCTTCAGCCTCAAAACGTAACCGTAAATGCCCATCACCTTTACAATGTGTACAAATCATTGCATTCTCGCAGGACATTCGGAATCTCTTTTTTTATTCTTATACATTTGTCTAAGTTCTTCATACTTAACCTCATAATAACATTTTACAGTCCAACGACCAAAAAAATATCCTAAAATAAAAATGGCAATAACTGCCACAATGTGCCAACCTAACATAATTTCTCCTTTTTAATTATACATTAATAATATTTTGAGTATTGTTCAAGGGATCAAAACTTACCACTGTACACATAACTTCGTTATACCGTGGGTTTTGGCAGAATTCTGTAACACTTATAGATTTTCCTATTTTATAAAACTCAACTATTTCTTGTATGTGCTCTGGTCTACTTGACTTAGGCCATGCTAAAAAATCAACTTTTATTATTTTCATTTCATCTTTGATGGAATCTAATTCCCATGAAATTTTACCAATCATATTTCCTCCTTTATATTAACCATTCACGAATATCTTCAGCCAACACCGATGTGGCTAAATTTATTTTGTTACGTAATGAATAAATTATTTTTTCATCTACTGTTCCTTCTGAAATAAGATCTACATAAGTAACTTTAGAAGAAGTTCCAATTCGATGATTTCTTGCCTCTGCTTGTTCTCTAATTTCTAAATCATAACTGTTAGAATAAAAAACAGATAAGTTAGCTGCCGTCAATGTAATTCCTCTTCCTCCTGTCATAGGTTGACCAATAAAGTATTTAGTAACACTATTTTCTTGAAAATTTTTAATGTGGTCCTGTCTTACACTTTGAGGAGTGTCACCATAAAATGTAACCACGGATCGCGGTCCATATTTCTTTTGTAATGTTCTTTCAATTTCTTGAATATCATGTCTATAATTCGCCCAGATGATCGCTTTATCACCATGCTCTTCTAGAATAGCACATAGTTCTTTAATACGATTATTTGGTAAGGATAATACTTTACCATCATCCGTTGCCATATGACCGCAAACTATTTGATGGAGTCTAATCATCTGAGCGAGCACTGACGTAGTTGTCAATGTTTCTTTTTTGAGCTGCACTAATGCTGTACGTTTCATTTGCATGTAGGCGTCAAGTTGTTCTGTTGTCATGGGTACTACTCTTTTCATCCATACTTGAGAAGGTAAATCAAGAGCATCTTTTTTAAGCACCCGATAAGAAAATTTTTGTAATTTATAATTTAATTCATTTAAATTTTTATATCCTGTTACTTTATTAAAGGATCTTCCTCCAAAAGATAATCGTTGCATTTGACAATGACGAGCCCTAAAAGTGTATATAGAACTAAAACCAAGCAGCTCATGATTTAAAAAATTACATTGTGCGTACAAATCTTCTGGAGAATTCGTAATAGGAGAACCTGTCATAATAACACGGTAACGCGCTAAGACACCTAATTTAGTAATCGCTTTAGTGCGAAGCGCGCTTGGGTTTTTAATAACCGTGCTTTCATCAACAGCCATAAGGGATTGGCGTGTCATCAGAAATCTGTGAGCAAATTTTTTTCCTCTCTCTGTAGTAAATGCATCGACATTCATAATTAAAATATTTAAATGTACTTTAGCTGGTTCAGTAAGAAATAAAGTATTAAGTTCTTCTTCATGTTTTTTTGTTTTCTGCCCCGTCCATACTACAACATTGCGATCTACATGGTTCGCCATATGTGTTTCAATTTCATTTACCCAAGTGCCTTTTACTCCATTAGGACAAATAACCAGAATTCCAAAGGTAAAGTGTATGTTATCCAAGAGGTATCTAAATTTAATGTTATCTCTGCTCAAAAATTTGGGTCTTTAGTTCCTATTTTTGAAGAGGGAAAACAAATAATGTTATCACCCGGTCCAGCAATCCGTAAAGCAAAAATGGTATTGAAAGATTTTTGTGATAATGATTATTTACTTTTAATTGGTGATCCATCTATGATTGGATTGGCTTGCTCGGTTGCAGCCGATAACAATCGTGGAAAATATAAAGTATTGAAATATGATCGCCGAACTTATACATATTACCCTATACAGATAGACTTAAATGAAAGGAATAACTATGACAGAGAAAGTTGATTTTACAAATTATTTACCTGAAGAAGAAAAAAAATCAGTTGATATTTCAGAAGTAAAAGATGTGTCTGAAGCATCTAATAGATTTTTAAAAATTGAAAGCGATATACTCGCTTTGGAGGATCAAGTAAAAAGAAAAAAAGCAGAGCTCATGCAAATGAATGATTCAATTGTTCAATTGATGGAGTCACGCGGTGTTAAAGAAATTAAACTGACCAATGGAGATGCAGTGAGTTATAAAGAATTTTATAAAGGCTCTATCTCTAAAGACAAAGAAGTTGAGGCTTTTGGATGGCTAGAAGAAAATGGTCATGGAGATTTAATTAAAAATATTGTGTCAGTAAGGTTTGGGAAGGGTGAAAATGATAATGCTTCTAGATTAATTGAAGATCTGGAACAAAATGGTTTAGCTCCTGACCAGAAACGCAAGGTCGAGCCCATGACCTTGAATGCCTTTTTAGGTGAACAAATAAAAACGGGCAAAGACGTACCTACAGAAACATTTGGTGTGTTTATGGGGTACAAAGTAAAAATTAAACGAGGAAAATAACGATGAATGATGTAGCGAAAAAAAAGAAAAGCGATGTATCGACTAAAGTTATTG